TTCCTTGTGTTTCTGCTGATTGATTCATCCAATCAACTTGTAGTTCTACTCTTTTCATGTCCACGGTCTCTGCTGCTTTCTGCTTGATACCTTGGTCTATTAGTTCCTTTGCATCAGAAAGACTACCTTTTTCTATGGTGTCAACTATCTGTTTTGCTATTTCACTACTCATTATTTATATCTCCTAATATGATGAAAAACCGTCATCGTCTTGGTCTGGCATTGTTTCCTTTTCAGTTTTTATCTGCTGGTCAAGAAGTTCAATGTCCTCTTCTGTTTGTCTAAGTATATACTTTCTTACATATTCATGTGAGAAGTATTGACCGACATACTCTGATGCACCTTGTAATGCATCTAATCTTTCTTTAAAAATCTCTTGTTCTTTTAATTCTGTAAAGTGATTATCTGCAGTAAAGTCGTATTGGATAAAGTCTTTAAACTTATCAAATTCTTCTTGACTTACTATCTCTTTAAGAATAACTTGAGTTCTTAAAATGTCTGTAAATGTTCTAGCAAACTTCTTCTGAAGTCTGTTAGTGAACTTATTAAATTTAAGTTCGTCTCTACTAATCTCTGAAGAACGACCCATGTTAAACCCATTGTCGGACTCCATTCTTGACGAAGGAACATTCAGTGATTGATATAGTTTCTTCTTGAAGTATTCTATATCATCTATTTCTGAAAGATTCTGTCCGCCAGGCAGTGTAGTAATCTCTGTTCCTCTACCACCCTCTCTTCTCGGCAACCAAAAGTCTTCTAACATACTCATATGTTTTCTATCGTCTTTTATCTCACCAGTATCTGCATTGTAAATAAGTTTATTTCTATACTTATTCATAGTCTCTGCAAGGTACTGTTCTGCCTTTGCTTTTGGAAGGTTTCCTACATCAATGTAGAAAATTCTTCTTTCGGGAGCTCTTGATAATCTATAAATTACAAGTGCATCTTCCATCATTGATAACTGATTTGAAGTTTTCAATGCTTTATGCAGATACCCGATAACTGCATTTTTGTTGTAGTCTAAAAGACCCGAAGTAGTGTAACATACTGCTTCAGGTGCAATTTTAAGTGTAGAACCTTCTACAGCACTACTCTTGTCGAATCCTTTATCGTTGAAGACATAAAATTCTTCAATAGACTTGATTCTTTTAATTCCGTCTGAACCCTTTTCTTCTTCTACGTTTCTAACTTTCTTAATTTTAAGAGGGTCTACGTTTCGTAAATCCACAAGACCCAGTTTCGGTCTTTTAGTGTCAACGACTTTATGGAAGTATATTCTTCCATCAACGTACCATTTTCTGAATAATTCATGAGAGTTCTGATTGAACTTCATTAGAGATAGGATATGACTAAATTCGTCTTGCATCTTTTTCTTGATGCTGTCTGAGAGTTTGACATCTCTTAAGTCAAGTGTAACTATCCTATCAGCACTATCCGATGTGATACACTCATTTATAATGTCTTCTATAGCTGCATCACATTCAGGCACTAGGGATGTTTCTCTGTATCTACGAATGAGTTCAACCTCATTCTTAATACCACCATCCATATCAACATAGGCACCATAAGCACCTCCTGCAATATACCCTGCTTGTTGTGCAATGACGGGTGTTCCGTCATCGTCTACAGGTGGAACAAAAGACTGTCCTTGTTTAACAGTCGTTGCTCTTAACTCGTCTTTCTTACGAGATATTTCAAATCCAAATATTTCCATACTATTATTTATAACACCTTCTTGAGTGTTATTTTCACTTTAATTCTACTTAAACGACTCTTTCCCAGTGAGAATATGAGAATGTTGTTTCAAATTCTTCCAAAGCATCACCGTTTTCATAAGATAAATCGATTGTACCGATTGAATTTGGGAACATATTAAAGAACTCATATCTCGCAAGGACTGAATCATCTTTACCTAACTGTTCTACGAATGCACGAGAAATTAAGTAATCAGTTGAAGTTGCACCATCAGAAGTTCCAAATCCTTGGATTTCTTCTTGCCATGCTTCTAAAGCAGTTCTTGCAGAGAACTCATTATCGTTTATAACAGTGATACTCCAATCTTCAAAAGTTCTATCACCTGCAAGTTTAAGTACTTGACCTCTGAACGGGACTTCTACTGGAGTGATTGTAGCAGCAGGTATACTTGTTGCTTTACACAAAAACTCTATCTTGTTTCCTGTTCTAGGAACAAACACCCTAAATCTGTTAGCTCTTGGGCCACCTCCGATTAATTGTGCTTTAAATTGGTCTATTGTTGCCATGTTTTATTTCTCCTTAAACTGCACTATATATTTCTTCAAACTCAACACCACTTCTAGCAGCAATAAAGTTTAAAGTTATGAAGTTAATAGATTTTGCAGGTTTTACGAAGATTGAACATACAAACTCATTTCTGTCTATAACAGTGTCTGTATTGTTTGTTTCATCACAAATAACTGAATAATCTACTAATCCTCTTCTGTTTTTAACATCTCTTAAGAAAGGTTCTACTGCAGCTCTAAATTGAGCACGAGTAAATGCATCGTTAAATTCAAACAACTGAGCTTTAGCTGCAGTTGCAATTGCTTTCTCTAATACTATGAATAACCTTCTTACATTAATTCTATCAAATGCACTAGGTGTTGTTAATGCAGTCTTATCTCCATATAACAATGTACCTTGGCCTGGGAATGTGACTACAGGGTTAACTCTTGCACGATATAAATCGTCTCTTGAACCTTGTTTTGGATTGAATGCAAGTTTAGTTATACCTAAGTATTGACCTCTTGAGAACCCAGCAGGAGATACCCATGCATCTCTTAATAGGTCTGACCTTGCCATAATACCTGCAGTGTGTCCGTTTGCAGGAATCCATCTGTATGTGTCATGGAATCTATCGTATTGATATACCCATGTTGAATCGATAACTGCATAAGAACTTGATGTTGCTGTATTTGCAGTTGTGATTACATTACTTGATTGTGTTTCTTCTGATGAAACACCCACGACATCTGCATATCTTGGTGAACATATTGCCATACAGTCCTTTCTTGTTTCACAAAGAAGGATTGCTTGGTTTGTTAATGTTGTCCAGTCTGCAAGAATGTCTTGTTGAACACCACTTCCGTTATCAGTTCTTGTTGAACCTACTAATAACATTGAGAAGTCGATAGTTTCTGCATCACCGAAGTGAGTTGACCATGCACCATGTTTCTCACCTGCAGTAGATATTCTACCATCTGCACCACCACTTAATGATGATGAGAAAGGTGTTGATGGGCCAGTAAATACATTACTTACTGATTGTGCAAGTGTTCTACTTTCTGATACTGTTAGGTCTGTTGCAGTGTTATGTCCACTCCAATATACCCATGATGAACTATTTGATACTACATCTTTATAGTATAATGAACCACCTTGTGCATCTTTAGCATCTGATGCAAGTGATACAAAACCATATGATTCTAAAACTGTTCCTGATGCACCTGAAATTGCACCATCTTCGTCAATAACTACAATGTGTAGTTCGTCTGCACCTGCACCTGCAAGTGTAGCACCTGAAGATGTGCCTGGTGCTTTACTGAATAATGCATAGTGTTCCCAATATCTTGATACTTGAACACCAGTTGCAACATCAACTGTTAAACCAGTTCCAGCAGGTTGTCCTACTGCTTCTACTGTTAAATCGTTTGAATTGATTGCAGTAATTTTATATTCTGTGTTGTGTCCTGCAAATCTGATTATATCTCCAACGATGAATACTGCACCACTTACTACGGAAATAACAGTTTGTCCTGTTCCTTCGTTTCCGTCTACTGTAGTTACGTTATCGTTGTAGTATGCGTCTGCACTAGCACATGATGATACTTTTAATGAGTTACCTAGTGAGCCTGGGTTTCTTGCTATCCACTGTCCTGCAGTTCCTGCTTGTCCACCACTCTTATAAGTGTTTACATAGTCATCGTTGTTTTTTAGTAATGAAGAGGCATTTCCACTTGCATTTGCACTGAAAAGACCGTTTGTGTTTACCCTAACGATTCTTAAAGAAGAACCATATTTAAGGAAGGATTCTGCTGTGTAGAAGTCTTCAGCTCCTGCAACTGAATTTGCTGGTGAAGAAAAATTGTCTACCAAACCCTTTGCATCTGAAACTGTTACAACTTCATCAACAGGGCCCCAATTAAATGAACCTGCAAATGCACCAGTTGTACTGGATACTGCTGGAACAACATTTGTCAAATCTATTTCTGAGATTTGAACGCCTGGTGATACTTGAAATGTCATACTCTTTTACTCCTGTTAATGTAAAAAGTGTTGTTTACTGTTTTATTTATAACAAATAAAAACCCACCAACACATGATTTTTTACGATTGAAACCACCTATCTCCTTCTTTATCTACAAATGATACTTCTTCTGCAGGGGTTGAACCAAAAACACCTGCTGGTAATAGGTCTTCTTCAATCATTTTTTGTTGTTCTGAATACAACAAGTCTTTAACTTGTGAATCCGTTAAATGATAGAAAAATTCTGTTGTTACAAACCATGCAAATAATACACAATTCATAACCATGTCATCATGATATCCCTTTGCAGCTTCATAAGAATTACCTTTGTTAACAAATGTTAGTAATTCAGTTATAGTTGCACGGTCAATTAATTCTAATCTATTTTCTTCTAATAATTCTTTTAGTGTTGAACAACCAATCCTTTTGATTTTTCTGTTCATTGTTACACCGATATCTTCTTGTTTTGTCATCCCTTGCACAAAAACATTAGGATATTCTATATCATAGTGTAATTGAGTTGCAACTGTACCACCTTCTGCATTGTTCTCTACTATCACTAATGCTTCGTTGTATGGTTTTACATACTTACTTATCATGTCGGGAAGTAACATAGGTGAGAGCATATTGTCTCTAAATGTTGCAACTTGTTTAAATGGTTGACTACTCACATCGAAAATACTAAATGTTGAATAATCTATTCCTCTACCCTTAGAAACATCAACTGTACATACATATGAATGCCCTTCTTTGGGTCTTTCGTATATATTTATATTATCTCTATTCCAATCAGGGTCTACACTCCTTAGTCCTAGTAAAACATTACTGTTTATGAGGGTATTACCAGTTCCCAAGAATGAGTTACCATACTCCTGTTCGAACTGAGTTTCGGATGTGTTTGCAATGGTCTGTTTCTTCCACTCTTCATCTCTGCCTGGCACATCAAACCAGTTGATAAGAAAGTTTTTGTATTCAGATTGTTCCTGTACTGCACTCTCATATATCTTATAGAACATATTACCAACACCATTTGCAGTAGATGTAATAATAACCTTTGAATTTTTACCCGAGGTAACAACAGGATAGGTAGATGTATAGAACTCTTCTGCATTTTCTACGAACGCAAACTCATCAAGATACAAGAGGTTTATAGATAATCCACGAATAGAACTCGAAGATGTTGCAGCTGCAACGACCTTAGAATCATTTGCAAATTCTATATTACCTTTGTTAAGAATCTTTACGCCTGGCTGTAAAAAGAATGGAACACTCTCTAACATGGTAACAATACGAGATATCATTTCCCTTGCAATTGCACCTTTGTTTGCAAGTACAGCGACAGTTACTTCGGGGTGAAATAGTAGATACCATAATAGATATGCACATGATGTGATTGACTTACCACTCTGACGTGATGCAAGAACTACATTGAACCTATTTCTATCATAGTGTTCTATCAGATTTCCTTGATATCCACGAAGTTTAAATTTGACAAGACCCTCGTCTAATGATATAATTTGACAATAATTTTCTATAAAATGAACGGGTTCTTTAGAACACTTCAAGTATTCTTTAAACTCTTCTTCAGTGTATTGAGATTCAATACCTGCTCTTTTGATGAGATTGTTACCTAAGTAACCCTCATTTGTAGGTTTAACCATTAATCTTTTTTATTCTCTTTCTTTAGGAACTTCTGTAACTCTGATGTTGAACCAACATATAGATGGTTGTGTTGAGTCTTCACCCCTTCATTCTCGTTGTTTAAATCTTTCATCTTTTTCTGCAAATCTAATAACTTCTCTGCAGTATCCCCAACTGTCTTTATAAGTTGTCCTGCAACCTCATAAGCACGTGGGTGTTCGGTTTCTTTACATAAGTCTAAGATTCCATCGATTGCATCCTGACCCCTTTCTACGAGCCCATAGAGAGTCTCACGACCATACTTATAGTCATTTTCCATACTTTCTACTCTTTGTGGAACTTTGACTACTTGGGTTTCTTTTTTTATTTCTTTAGAAATGTTTAGAACATCGTCTAATTGGTCTTCAATTTTTGCCATATATTAACTCGCATCGGTAACTTTATCTTCTGCAAATGTAGAATTAGTACCATCATCATAAAAAGTTACGGTCTCTGCAACAACAAATGCATCACTTGGGTCTACAGAACCGACAAACTTAAGTGTAGTGTTTGCATCAATAGTAATTGCAGAACTTAATGTAACAGTAAGTTTATCTGAACCAATATTAGAAACCGTTGGGTTGGTTGATAAATTCGTTCCAAACACCTCATCTCCTACACTTATCTTACTATTTATTGCAGTTGAGAAGGTGACATTATTACCATTAGACACTGCATTTGCAACCTCCCCGAACGCAGGTTCATAGTGTTTAACTTCTTTAACCAAACCTGATTCATCTATTTGTGAAGTCGTAAATCCACCTGCATCTATATTGACATAGTCTCTTTCAATAACACTCTTAATAACCTCTCCCGTATAAACAGGGCCGAAGAAGTACACTTTCATTGTAAAATCTAAAGTGTATTCTATTATTCTATTATCTTCAAAAGAACCATCGTAACTGTCTTCCATAGATACACTATTAAGTGTTATAGGAACATCTCTTTTTTCACTCATTGAGTCAATCATGTTCATAGTTACAGTATACTCGGGTTGAAAATAAGGAACAATTTGTTCTACGATTTGGATTGCATCGTTAACATGCTTTGCAAGAATACTAAGTGTAAATCCTATATTGTAAGGTGCTGGAGCATATTGGAATCCTCTCTTTCCAGTATCAGTGGTTTCTAGTAGATTTTTTTGTGTTCTTATGAGTTTGTTTTGTTGTCTAGTTGCATCATATTCAAATGAATTCATCTCGAATGCCATTCTTGGAAGACTTATTGCACTTCTATTACCGTCATTTAAATTGGGTTCTTGGTCTAGTCGTGCTAACCATTTTGCTTTAGGGCCATATGCAATAGGAACTAAACTTTTAGAAAGAACTGTTCCGTCTGCCTTTCTCTTTACTACAGATATGTTATTGAATAGTGTTCCAAAGATTGATACACTTCTCTTAATTGTTTCATGATAAAAATGAGTTCCGAACACTATGAAACCTCACCGAATGGGTTTGTCTCTGAGAAGTCTAAGTATCCATCTGCTTTGTCTTCAAAGTCTTTGTTTTGTGCTTGACCGTCATTCTCCATTGTCATCACATCTGTAATTGCATTAATGGTACGAGATGTTCCTGAAGTAGAACCTACTATAGTGTCACCAACTGCAAGTGTTGAAGTGTTATGTACAAGATTTAGTTTCTCTGTTGCACCTGACCATGCGGATACTTCTCCAACTACAGTACCATTAAATGTTACTGGTTCATTTACAGTGTAAGAACCTGTTCCACTATTCATGGTTAGGTCTAATGCATAAGCATTCTGATTTTCAATAACATCTATAGTACCCATTCCAGTATCGAAATCTTCTCCACTATATTCAAAGAGTTCACATTGCATTTTGAACACGAATAGTTTTCCAACTTGATAGAATGGATTCTCATGTTCTACGAATTTGATTTCAAACATTGAACCACTAAGAGGGAAGTAGATTAGGTCTCCTTCGTTAGGTCTTAGGGATGTTGCAAGATTAGAGTCTAGTGATATGAATCGTTCCCATGTTCTCAATGCAATTACAAAGGTTGCTTGGTCTTTCACTTGAACACCAAACTTACTGAATAGGTCTCCCTCTCCCTCAAATCCTTCAGTATTTTCTAAATACATTTCTACTGAATATGCATCACCAAATGTAGATTGCACATCTTCATTTAGAATAGTGTCCTCTTCTACAACTTCTCTTGGAAGGTAAAATGTTTCGTGACCATAGAAGCGCATAGACTCAACAACTAAATCTTCGTAAAGATGTTGTTCAGTTCCTACTGCATGGTTAAAAAATACATTTGTTGGCATGGTTTATCCCATCATATCAAGAACTGGCATTTCATAGTTCAGTCTTGACTCTTCTTCTAATCTTAAAATTTCTTCTTTTGCTTCATCTTTCATTTGTTGTCCATCAAGTGTTACACCGCCTGGCAATGCAATTCCTGAAAACTTAGAAAGGTTTTCTCCCCATTGATATTTAACAAGTGCAGTTGCATATTTCTTCAACCACATGTCATCAAAGATATCAGTCATATCATTGGGGTCTATTTTTCTGTAGCACTCTATAACAATATACTCTCCTGCAACTAATTTGTTTGCATTATAGTCAATGTAAAGTCTGTTAGAATGCATGTTATATCTTAACGGTATCTGTCCCACTAGTATATCATTCAAAAGAGATAGGTGAGATTGAACTTGTGAATAGTATAAGACACTTGTTGATGTTAAGTCCCACAAATCATTGAGTCTCAATTGATACTGGATATCAAACATATTGGAGGTTGTTCCACTTGAGAAAGGGAATATTTGTATAACACTCAACACATGTTCGGGTAGTGTTA